ATGCTACGAAAACACGACTGGTACTACGAGTATAGCGATTCTAATGCTGTATACGAAGCTGGAAGTAGAGCTAGAACGAAGATACTGGATATGGCTAGAAAAGTAGATCCTGATTACACAATTTATAGGGAGCATAAGAAAGGATAATGAGCACAAGGAATAAAACAAAATCTTTTTTAATATCGCTAAAGATCTGTTACCCAGGGGTCGAACTATGGGTGGAAGATGGAAAGCTTACTACCAATTATCAGGGAGCTGATAGAGAAGCTTTCCTGCTGGGGATGACTAAGTTAATTGAGGAGCATTGCAGATGACATTTAGAGAGCTTGATAACCATTGTGCTGAGGTAGTTGATAAAATGGCTGAGTTAGGCGAAAAAACCGTCTACGCTATTATAATTATAGCTACTGCCTTTAGCTTTATGATTATGACGGCCGAAGCGCAGTATTGGCCAAATAATCAACCTACGAAGCATTATAAAGTAGAGCAGCACTATAACGTGTTTACAGGTCAATTTGAGAGCAAATTGGTAGAGGATAGAGGTCTCTGGGGTACAGGTTATAGCGATATAACTACCACCGAGACCAAAATTAACCCCTTTAACGGTAAGAAGTACATAGAAAGTACTACTCAAACTGTACCTAACGACGCACTGGGGCAACCCATTAAACCCCTTCCAGATGTACTAGATATATTTAACCAGTAATGGCTCTAGCTGGCTTTTTAAGAGCCGGCCGGAGCGATTGCTTGTATAGAGTCGAATTAACTTAAAAACTAAAGGACAAACAAAATGAAAAAGATAATAGCACTAACTGTACTTGCGACCGCTACTGGCTGTAGCGCATTAGGTGATGGCGTATTGATAGCCGGCACTCCTGAAGGGATACAAGCTTTTATGGATGGTCAAAACGCAATAATAGCTAACACTAAAACAAAAGCTAGTGACGGCTCGAGCGCTGCTTTTACGTTGCGACATGCCCAGGAGGAGCAGCGTACTTTAAGAGAAGCTAACGGCTTTTGGAACAATTTAGTTTTCGGTAATAAGGGAGGTAAATAATGGTAAATATTAAGCATATAATAAGAACTTATATCGTAATAAGTGCTATAATTGGCGCTCCCCTTTTAGCTGTAACTCTTATGCTAGGGTTACAGCGAACGGCTGCTACTGTTACTTGCGAACTTGCAAGCATGCACTGTAGCCAAAGCTGGGGAGCTAAAGCATATCAAGAAGTAAACTACTAAAGGAGTAAATAAGATGACAAAAGAACTACAAACAATAGATTATAGCTCGGCTGAGATAGTAAAAACCATGCAAGCTACGGTAGCGAAAGGAACGACAGCTTCGGAGTTTGCGCTGTTTGTGCAGTACTGTAAAGCCACTGGCTTAAATCCGTTTAAGAAGGAAATCTGGTGCATCAAAGCCAATCAGGGTCTGCAAATTATGACCGGCATTAACGGCTTTTGGGCTATTGCTAATGCTAGTAAGGACTTTGACGGAGCAGAAGTAGGGTTGATAAACGCTTCTGGCGAATGGGTAAAAACTGTTCCTGATAACTCATTCATTGGTGCATGGTGTAAAGTGTATAGAAAAGACCGCCGAATCCCAATGGAAGGAGAAGCTCTACTGGCTGATTACGCTAAGGGTTTTGGGCTGTGGAAAACTGCTCCTAGAATTATGATTAAGAAGGTAGCCGAGTCTATAGCCCTACGGAAAGCTTTCCCTCAGGAGCTAAACGGCTTGTACACTCAAGAAGAAATGCCTTCTAATTTTCAGCCCTCAGTGGAGGTAGTTGAAGAGGTAAAAGAGGAGCCAGCTAAGCCAATTACTCTAGCAGAAGATGACCTGCCTAACTGGGATGCTAAGGAAGAGAAGCCAGCTAAGAAGAGTAAGAAAAAAGCATTAGAGGAGATGAAAGCTTATTACGATGTAACTATCTTTGAAGATAATCAAAGACCGGCTGTAATTGCTTACTTAGAAACATGTAAAGCAAAAGAGATACAAACAGGTATCTGGGAGTCTCCAATTAAGCTAAAGAAAGTAGCTCGAGCTGAAATCCCTTTTGAGTCTATAGATATGGACTTTCCAAATATCTAAATAAAAATGCCGGTAGGAGGCCATGCGAAAGCACCTGCCTACCGGCTGTTCCTAAAGGAGAAACAATTTCAGTATGCAGTATTTTCCTCCTCCTCCACAAGCCCAGAAGTTACTGGATAACACAAATCTACTTTTTCAGTAAGCCAGCATAGCTCTACCTTGTAATCTTTTGTAGAGCAGCCCGATAACACTACCAAAACTACCGCTAATAAGAAGTTAGGTAAGTGAGGTAAGTTAGGGGTTTTCAGTAAACTCATTAAAAAAATTAAAAATAAAAATATTAGAAAAGTTATTAAAAAGACCTAACTAACCTAACTCTAGCTCTATAGATACACGCCCCTGCGACGTAACAACCACTCGAGAAGCTCGTTACTTAACAATCAGTAAAGCTTTCAAAATGCGGTAAGTATGTCGTTTTGTTAAATTGTTTCAAGCGCGCCCTAAAAAACCCCTTGAATTGGGTTTTTAGGCGCTATCAGGTAAGTATGTCGGAAGAGTCGAACTATCGTAAAAAAGCGGGGGTTTCTAAAGGGTATGCAATATCCCTTTAGCCGTTTGTGAATGAGCGTAGCGAATGAACTAGGTGTTAAAACTGTATGTACAACCTGTGGATAACTCTTGTCAAGTTATATATTTACTTTGCGGGGTATACTCTACAAAGTGATAAAACCTACTTGTTCTAATTAGGATCTTACTGTAATTGTTGTGGCGTAATATGCGATTTACCGCCGTTTCTATAAGGAGAGAACAAATGGCAAAACCTAGCTATAGTACCAGAAAAGGAAGCACTCAAGTTGCAGTATGGGGAGAACCTAACGCTCCTCGGATTCAGATAGAGAAGCGCTACAAGGATAAGCAAACAGGTAACTGGAAAAGCACCAACTACTTCTTTGATAACGAGATAGTAAGTCTCATAAGCTTGCTCCAAGAAGCGCAAACGTGGATAGCTACTAACCGCACTACTGGCGAAGATGTACGCTCCGTAATGGGCTACAATTTCAACGTAGTTGACGACTCAGAAGACATCCCCTTCTAGTCATGAGATATAACTTATCGGCTTTACAGCTAAGCCAATGCCTTTTGGTAGCCGAGCGTAGAAACTGCGCTAAGCTAGCCAACGGCATTACCAACAATAAAATAGATGATAAGCAGGATGACTTTGGCATAAATCTAGCCGGAGTTATGTCCGAATATGTTGTAGCGAAATACCTAGGAACGTGCCTTGATTACTCTCTCTCCGCTGGAGGAGATGGAGGAGTAGTAGATCTAAAGGTAAATGACGCTACAATACAGGTTAAAAGCACTACCAGAGGAAGCGCTGATCTCTACGTTAGAAAGCGGGAAAGTATAAAAGCAGACTTTTATGTAAGCTGCAGCTTCCCAGCTCCTAACGCTGTAGAGATTGCCGGCTACGCCTCGAGGGAGATGTTTTTAGAAAGAGGAGCGGTAAGAAAGCTCATAACGCCAGTGTGGTTTCTGTGCGAAACTGAACTTAGACCGATAAAAGAGCTAAAAAATAAACTAAAAAACTAAAGGAGAAATAATGGAAATAACATTAAAAGACATGAAAGAGTTATTCGGTAATTCAGCAGTAGAATTGCCGTTCGAGGTGGGTCAAACATGGCTAATTCGGACGGTAACCTTTGCCGTGACCGGTCGGGTAAAAGCAATTAAGGGTAAGTTTGTCGTGTTAAATGAGGCCGCTTGGATTGCTGACACTGGTCGTTTTGGTGAGTGCATCGAAACTGGCTCGCTATCGGAAGTAGAAGCCGTAACGGTCGATGTGGTTGTAAATACCGATTCGATTGTTGACGCATATTATTGGAAACATGAACTGCCAAGAGAAACTAAATGATTAAGTTACCTGCATATACTATTGGGTCTAGGTCTGGGTCTTGGTCTAGGTATGGTGATTAAATGATTAAAGCAATTAGCGTTTTCAAAAATTTTTCTTGGTATGGTTCATGGTTTTGGTCTGGGTCAGCGCCGTGGTTTTGCTCACGGGTTCAGTCGCAATCTAGGGTTTGGTTTTGGTCGACGATTTGTTCTTGGTTTTCCTCTAGGTCTAGGCACCTGTATCAGTCTAGGTCTGAGTCTGGTTCTAGGTCTTATTATGGTGAGTAGATGATAAGGTTATTGGATAATACTAGGTGTTGGTCAAAATCTTTTTTCAAGTGGCGATCCCTTTATTGGGCTAGAGAAGGATCTGCAATTTGCTTTATGCGGGCAAAACCATCATGGTGCAGGACAATTTCTGGAATTAAATCACGATCAAGGTATCGCAAATGAACGCAAACATTCCCCCACTTAAAATTAAGATATTTAGCCCCTACTTAACCGATAACACCGACGGAGTAGAAGAGGGGTATGCTAAAACGTAAATACAAGCCAGGAAGAGAGCATCAGGAGCAGGTTATATTCTTTGACGGCTTGCGCTGGCTTGTAAATAAGCGCCCCGAGCTTTCTGTAGCTTGTCATATACCTAACGAGAGTAAAAGCAGTATAGCAAGAAGAGTAGCGCTAAAGAGAGCTGGCTTGCTTAAAGGGATGCCGGATATTTTCATCCCAGTAGCAAACGAAAAATACAACGGTCTTTTTATTGAGATGAAAGTAAAGCCCAATCGAGTAAGCCCTGACCAGCATCAGGTACTAAAGCAGTTAAACCTAAACGGCTACTACGCTTGTGTCTGCTGGAGCGGTCAAGAAGCTCTAGAAACCTTAGATAAGTATCTTAAAAATGAAATATAGCTATAACTTTTTTAAGCATGGAGATCCGAGGGAATCAAAGCAGTCTAAGTATAAAACCCTATCCGAAGCTAAGGTAAGCACTACTCCCGAGATGCACCTATGGTTAGCTGTGCTAGAGAGAGCTATCTACGATTACTGTCAATTCGGAGACTTTATCTGCCGGCGTACCAGCGCTCTTAAAAAATCTGGTCACTCTAAATGGAAACTTAGATCTTTTAACGATGTGATGCGAAACTATAGATACCTAAGATCCTTTCTTTTTGAACCTGAGCCACTCTTATTTAACGCTCAACTAATCTGGGAAATAGCGATTCCTGCAGAATGGGAGGAAGCAATAGATAAAGCTAGAGAGCTAATTCAAACTACTCACGATAAGAATATCAGCATGTATGCTGCTGTGCCCATTGTGGCTGAGTTTTTACCGATCTATGAAAAGGAAACAGGAAAGATAGTCACACCGATAGCAGTGGATGACGTTGATTTAGATGATTATGTAAAGCCGCCGCTAAACTTTAGACAACGGCTTACACGAAATAGAAACTAGCGCTTCTTTTCTTTAATCGACCAAACTTGAGCAATGCCATAAAGCACTGCAGCTTCCGCTATCGGCGTTACAGTCTTTGCTAGATCATCAGTCTGCTGTTGCGTTACTCCGATTGAAAGTAAAGCTCCGGCTGCTAGCGTTATAACGTGTCGCACGATTGATTGAATGATAAGTGACATAACACTCCTCCTTTCTTAATAATCTCCCTGCTACTATACTTACAGTCTCTTTTCCTTGGGTCTACAAAATAACCCCTTCTGATACAGTTATACATCGGCTCCCAGTAATGCCTAAATAAGCATTGCTTAGTATAATCCTTAAAAACCGCTAGGTTAGTTACTCTACCGTCTTCTCCGTCTAGGTCTGCTATGCAGTTATCATCCTTAAAACTAGGAGTAGAACCGTGTTTCTCGCAGATTGTATTCTTTAGACACCGCCGACGATAAACGCTATCAACCAAAGCACAATTAGGAAGTAACCGAGCTGTATAATTATGCAACAAGCGCCGAGCGGCTCCTGACAAATCACATTCCAAACACGGACTAACGTAGCAAGATACCGGCGCTGTGGCATTGTCTAACCTCCTCTTAAAGCGCTTTACTACCCTTCTATACTTAGTTAGTAATCGCCTATTTCTTTTAACAATCTTTCTGCTGGCTGTCTTTACAGTCTCACCAGCGAACACCTCATAACTACCGCATCTTCCGTTCCTGAGGCAAGGAGAGTTGGTTAAATGTACTCTAAGCACTACCGGCTTTTCTTGTCTCAATAACCTCTCACCGCACCTACAACCTTTTGCAAACGTATTCTCAAGCCAGCCAGTGTAAATGGTATCTACACTATCAAAGCTTTTAATCGTTGCCTTGCAATTCCACTCCGGTGAGCACAACCCAAGATATGACAACCCCGCATCGGCGTCGGCTAACCTGGGGAGCAGTAGTAGTAAAAAAAACCATCTCACTTAACTAGTTTATCTATCTTAGAATCAATCTTATCTACTTGTTGTTTAATGTACCTTAGCTCCGTTTGTACTACAGAAACGTCGCTTTGAACGTGATACCTGGCTTGCTGGAGGTCTTCTAAATGAGACTTAACACCGCGATAATCCCAGCCCATTAAAGCAATAAGACCGCCTATAGCGCCCTTTACCACAATATCAAACCAATACTGAAACTTATCTATATCAGCCATAAGTAAAGCCCACTCGCACTATAAACTCTGTTGGCTCCTCAATTATACTAAGAAGCTTTCTAAGCGCTACTCTACTCTTTAGTATCGCTCGCATACCATTTAAGCCACCGAACTCCGTACCAATAAGGATGCAGCCCTTAGTATCTGCTGAGGTATTGCCGGCATGGATTAAAATATGGTCTCTATCTTTTACTCCTTCGACTAAAAGAGTTTTGCCAAAAGTAGGAGAGTCGTGCGGTCTTACAACATAACGCCCGATCGGAATACAGCTAATGTTACGCTCGTTATTTAGCCACGGTTTTTCTATCGTAACAAACTTTGGCTCGTCATTAACCACAAGTATGCCAAAAGTACTGGTAGGATATTGCAAACACCGCTGTAAGATTAACGGCTTCACGCTAACTCTCAATATTATAAATTACATCTATATTTGCGAAAAAATTAGTATCAATCGGTATCAAACTGTAATCGGTGTTAAATATTCGTAACTCAGTACCTCCGTTTCCAAATATTCCAATCATGCCGACTAAGCTCGATCCGCCAATATTTCTCAACATTGCTGGACAAATAGTTTGATCCTCTCCGTTATCGGCCGTAAAAGGGAGCTGTATCGCAATATATTGCGACGCTGCGCCTGCTAAACTTAACGTGCAATAACTAGTAAACTTAATTGTCGAGGCGGACAAATAACGATAGTTGGTATCAGTATTTGTTATTAGCGAAATTGTTCCCGATGCGGAGCCCCAGGTTGGAGTAAAATCTATCTGCGTCGAGGAAAAGGTAGGGTTATGCAAAATAAACTCGGTGCCGTTGTAAGTAACTCGATATGCTTGTCCCGAACATAACTCGCCTTTTGCTGGCCTTCGTCGTGTTGTACCACCACTTGAACTAAACTCAATATAAATATCTTTTGCACCCAAACTATTCACGTTTAATGTACCACCGCTATCTGCGCTCATCAACGCATGGCATAAAAAATCGAAAGTCATGCCAGTAAAATATGCACTTGGAGTTGGTGTAAGAGTAACCTCATAAGCTGGCTCTGTTCCGGTTGAGGTTACGGCTTTTGAAACATCTAGCAGTTGACCATATGAAATATATTGATCGCTAGCCGTCGCATTAGCTACACCTGTATGCTTAAAGCCGCCCATCGGAAGATTTGCAGTCGGAGAGTTTTGCCCACCTTTGTTTATCGTCTCGTTGATTCCCGCTGTAGCAAGGTCATTAAAAGCAGTATCCATAATACCACTCTCTATACCTGTTCCGGCCGCCTCATCATCTTGAAAGCCAGTTGTACCGTCTATTCTTGTAAATGTTCCACCGCTCCAAACCATATCTTACCCTCTTAGATTCTTATCCCACCAGCTTGCAGCATTAGCAGCTATCTTATCCCTTCTCGCTATAACTTCTCTAACATACCGTAAAGTCTCATCTGGAGCGCCTGTATATCTGACGATATTTGCCCAAGTCTGATCTCTACCTTGTTTTTTAAGCTTGTTGAGCGCTTTTTGTACACTACCTGGCCCCCAGTTATAAGCAGCTAAAGCTAACTCCTCATCATCAAACTTGTCTTTCATTTGCTTATAATATCTGGTGCCGCCGTCGATGCTTTGTTCTGGATCAAACCTATCTTTGATCCCTAATTCCTTTGCTGTAGCAGCCATTAACTGCATTAAACCGCCAGCTCCTTTAGCGCTTTTAGCTTTTATTTTCCCCTTACTTTCCTGATAGATCATGCTTTGAATGATTGGATCTTCTTGAGTAAAGCGCTCTATCTTTTGCTGTTTTGTAGCGCCTGCAGTCAATGGCTTATAGCTAGCCGGTGTCTCTTTTGTTTCTGTTGGTTGGCGCTTTTTAACCGCATCGAGCAGCTCTTGGAGCGCATCTTTCTTAACCTCTTGCCCTGCTGCTACTGCTAAAGCGTCGCTAATCATACGCCCTCGCTCCTCTCGTTCTTTCTTAGCTTGCGGTACTTCCTCAAATGTTTGCTGATAGAATCTCTCGCCAGCTCTGCCTAGCGTCTGAGGAGCAGCTTCTAGGATCTGACCAATCGCCGGCGCATACTTTTTAAGCGCCGGATCTGCAAATACATCAGCTAGCTCTCTTTTGGCTTCAGGTATTCTTGCTAAGGTCATAGCTCCGCCGATTAAAGCGGGTATAGGATTACCGCTCTGAGTTGAAGCTTGGATAGCAGTACCAGCCCCTCCTGTTGTTCTCATGCTCAAGAAACCGTCTTCTATAATATCGCCGCCTAGCTCGGAACCCATCCTAGTCCTAAATATATCTCTAAGCTCCGCTGCTTTTCCAAACTGAGTATTTAGCCCTTTGACTATCTCTGGCGCTGTTTCAGGTAGCTTGCCAAGCTCCGCCCCTTTCGCTAAACGGTCTTCTATCTCTTGTCTTAGATCTTGTCGTACTACCTTCTGTACCGTTGGTCTTAGTGGTGAATTGTCAAAGGTATAGTTAAGCCCTATCTTTGCCTCTTGCAGATCAAGAAGATCGCCGCCTCTTCTCATCTGGCTTATGATAGCGTCCCGCTCGGCGTAAATCATTTCTATGGCTTTCTCTCTTCCCTTACCGCTTATGGAGTTTATATAGCGCTTAGCATGCTCATCAGTAAAATCAGGGAATGGTTTTAGCTTAGGATTGAACTCCTCAAGAACTCCTTGAATTTCACCGCCAAGCTCTTTAGCGTAATCATTTAAGCTAGTAACATTCTCTAACTTATCTGCCTTTTGCTTTATCTTACCGAGGTTTTCAAACTCTCGAATAGTTTTCGGCAAGCCCATCTCGTCTATACTTGCGGGAACAAAACCTACCGATTCTTGTTTTTTTAAGAGTCGCTTAACATCTGCTCCTGTTACGTCAAAGCTAGAGAGAAGTAACCTATCCGACTGCCTTCCGGCCGCTGAAAGCGCTCTGCCTAGCTGTGTACCTCCATACGACGCTATGCCGCCAGTTGCACCACCTATAACTGCTGCTTTAAGCTTGTCGCTCCCTGTTCCTTCCGTTCGGATATAACTCTCTAGCGCTGTTTGTACCGACGGTCTAGCTAGTAACTTAGTAGCACCTGCTGCAAATGGCTTTGACTCTATAAACCTGCCAACGGCCGCCGCTGGCTTAGCTATCCTTTCGGCTGCCAAAAGCTTTTGTATTTGTGGAGCCGCCGAAGTTGCTTTTCGTACCGCTACACCACCCTTACCAACGGCTCCTAGAGCTCCTAAAGGATTTAAGAGCAAACCAGAAGCTAATTCTGTACCCAGCGCCGCTACAGGGTACTCTTCCTCAAAAGCTCGCTGAGATTGTCTTATGCCAGCTAATTCCTCGGCATAGCTTTTTTCTGTAAACGGCGCTCTAATACCTGCTTCTAGTTGTTGCGATAAACCAAAGGTAGGGCCAGCAGCAACGGATCGAGCCAAACCTGTTCCGACCTCGCCCGCTGATAAACCCTCCGGCTGAATGTACTTAGATACATCCCCAAAGCTTTCTAACATCGCTAAGGTATCTTCATCAAAAGCCATCTATAACCCCGCCATCCTTCGGTATTCTCTAATTTCTATCAGCTCCTCTTGAGTCAAATTAGCAATACCTTTTGCTACTAACTCTGCAATTCTAGCTTTTACTGCATCCATGCTACCGCCGGCTGTTGGCGCTACCATTTGAGGAGCTTTTCTTTGTTCCGTATCGCTAACTACTTGCTCTTCTTGCATACCCGCTATAGCTGGCGTAGCAGTAGGAATAGCCCTCTTGCTTATCGCTGCAGCTTCAGGAGTAGGAGCTAGAGCACTTGCCAAAGCACTACCACGCTCGGGAGCTACCGCCTCTGGAGTTGTGGCTACTGCTTCTGCTACTCTTTGCTCTTGCTGTCCGAATTGACTTCTAATCCTATCAAAAAACGTATCAGCAGGTATCTCTCTCCTCGCAATGCCCCGAATAGCGCCTGCAAAATCAAAGCCGCTTGGAAGCTCCGCTCCAGGAATGACCCCTCTTTCATTAACCATTTGATCATAACTCTCACGGCCAAGACCACCGGCAAAACGTGACTTAATATCCGCTAGTACATCTTCCGAATCTCGGTTAATTGACTTAGCAGCATCCTTCGCAGCCGACTCTAGCATATTATTAAAAGTCTCTTGCCGTCCGTTGTATGCTCTTTCCACTAGATCCATAATCTGCGTTCGATTCTGTAAGCTAAGCTCTCCCTCGCCGGTCATTATGTTTTTTAATTTGTTGTACTCAAGATTTAACTTACCAGCCGCCGACTTAACCGCAACCTCATCGCCCTCACGAACCGCCAGCCCTGGCTCCAAAATCTGTACCGCTGCCACGACAAAATCTCTACTACTCATAGCTTGCTGATTAAAGACCGCTGGAGCTATTCGTTTTATGATCTCTTCTGAGTTTTGTACCGCATTAAATATGCTCTTACCTTGGAAGCTTTTTCTTTTGCCGTCTAATATGTTTTCAGCTTTTGTACCATACCCTGCCACCCCTGTAGGAATCTTACCTGCTTTTACATCTTCATATGTTAAGCCAAGGTCTTTTGCTTTTTCTAACTGAGACTGTCTCTGAGCTTCTACATCTGCAGCTCTTGCCGTTCTCTTTGCCTCCATTTGTGAGAGATAGTTTTGCAGGTCTAGTTGGCCAAATACTTTTGCTAATCTTGGCTGCTCCTCGAGGAGCTGCGCTCTGCGCTCGGAGGTCATGCCCCCAGCAAGCATTTCCGTTATCGCTCGGCTCTGAGCTATATTTCTCTCATCAGCTTGCTTTCTTGCTTGATAGCCGAGAAGCCCCGAGAGAAGCGCTCCTCCTAGCACCGTTCCGAAGTTTTCCCAGTTGTTACCGTAGGGATCTACTGCAGCCGGTAAAGCGCTAGCTATTCCACTGGCTGCTATGCCATATGGTGTTTCTATTGGCTTATACTGAGAGCCAAATAATGCTGCTAGTAAATCTACACCTTCTGCCATCTTCTTAACTCATTAAACTACTAGTTACACCTACACCGATGCCCTGACCAATGCCAGTTAAAAACGCTCCTCCAGCGCTAGGGCCTTTTTGCTGATTCTCGCCCTGAGCTGCAGCCGCATCGTAAATTAGATCTCTCTTGTAGCCATACTCTGCAGCCATCAAAGCAAACGGATCTGGACTTCCTCCCCTTGCCGCTAACTGCTTAGCTAGTTGTTGCTTCTCGAACTCTCGCTGTTTTTGAGCTTCAATAGATCCAAGTTGACCAGTATAGTACCCTTGTAGCGCTTGTAGTTGCGCTGTTGGTACTTGATACTGAGTTAAATCTTGCTGGAATCGCTGCTGCTGTAATTGTCGCCCAAGATTCTCGGCTTGATACATTGCCTGCTGTCTAGCTTGACTCTGATTCTGATAGAGTTGCTCCCTTAACCTTTGAGCTTGGGCGCCTGTAGGATCTAGCCCTCTTTGAGCTATAGCAGCTTCTATTGCTTCGTTTTGCCGAGCAAACTCTGGAGCAGTCTGCGACTCAAACTGACCCATCACGTTTTGATATGCCTGCTGGTAGGTATCCTCATAAGCGCCTGGCTGGAAAGCTCCCTGCTGTTGTAGCGCAGCTAGATAGTTTTGAATGTTTTCACCAGCTCCAGTCTGTATTTGCCCTATTTGCTGTTGTGGTGACATCTCGGCAAAAGGAGTCTCTGCCACTTCACCACCTGCCGCTTCTAATCTTGAGCGTAAATCAGCTAAACGAGGATCATTAGGATCTCGCTTGCTGAGATAATCTATTCTTCTCTGTAACCGCTCTGGGCTAGCTGCCTTTTTAGGACTTCGCCCCATTGCTCCTTTTCTCTTTGGCATTATATCTGTCCTCCAACGTCAAACCGAATCTCAAAGCCAAACAGATCAAGCGGCTTATCTTTATACTCGCCAGCTAAAGTAATACTAGCGCAATGTCCTTGTCCCTTAGTAGCAAATCTATCATATATATAATCGACGCTACTACTCCAATTACTACCCCACGGTGTAAAACCTGCATCGCCGGCTACACTACCAGCAGCGCTCCAATGCGTATAAGTACCTCCCGAGCTTGTTGTAATAGTCTCATAAGGAGCAATTCTTTTGAAATCGGTCGATAACCCAACCTTTAGACCCGTTCCTCGAATGGTCTTGAGGAGCGGTCTAACATCCTTAAAAGCTTTGTAGTTGCCTCTTGTTCCATAGAAGCTAAATGCTGTCTCTATTTTCCAGTTAATCGGCTGACTATTATCGGCGTACTCATGCTCCGCCTGAAAGACTTTGCCATTCGCACTACCGTAATAGGGGTTACCGTTAGCTATTGATAAACTCAAACAATCGCCGTCATCATCTTGGTGAAACTTTGTCCAAGCGCCAGTAGAAAGAGAAAAAACAAGTAGATAAGCTTTGGAGTTGCTGTAAGGAACTTGCACATAAACCCTCCGCCCCGCTGGGAAGAAAGACCCCTGCCACCTTGGAGAAAAGCTAAGAGTTTGAGCTGCAGCGCTAATTAAAGGATTAACTAACCGGCTTACTGTTTGATTAGCTTGCTCTGGATCGGCTTGGAACAGAGCGCTAACCGGCACTATTCCTTGCTCGGTCAAAATCCAAACATCTTGATTAACCCTGATAAATGCTCGATACCCTAACGGTTTACCGATAAAGTATCTAGCAACTATACTCCAATTTGTGGGATCGTCGCCTGCGTATGCTAGAACTTCGCCTTGACTACTCACAGCTAAAAACAAATCGGCGCTGGTTTGTGCCGTTTGATTAGTGTAGCTTCCGCCGAATACTAAAAATCCGCCCTTAGTAAAAGCAAAAGATAAATCCTCGAGCGTAACGCTATTACTACCTATAGTATTGACTTTGCCATACCACAGATTAGCGCTGTTTTTCTCGACAAAATATATTCGATTCTTGTAACTGTTTACGTTGATCAAATCAGCTAGAGTTACACCAGTGTAGGTACAATCCGCTATTGTGCCTGTAAGACTGTTATATACTTTAACGGTATCACTGCCGTTAGCCATATAAAGTCGGTTAGAATAAACTTCAGTCTGCCAAGCGCTATTAGTTATAGTTATTCCCAGATCGGTTAGAACACCGCTAGAATTAACCTTGAATACCTTATCATCTGCCGAAACAATTAGCTCGAAGTCTCCGTTGACCAACGGCATAGTAGCAACGGTCTGAACAGTTACACCCTCAAGAGTATCAGCAAACTCCTGGTAGCCCTTTCTAAGAACAGGAGCGCTACTTTCCGGAATTATATTGATTAACTCCAAAGCCCGAAACGGCTCCATCTGATCAATGGGGCTAACTAGATCCAGCCCTCCATACGGCGCTGGCATTGTAATACCTTGAACCGCCATTACTCACCTTAGAAAAGCTTTCTGATTCCTCTAGCTATTGGATTAAAACCACCTACTGCACCGCCTAATGTTTGAGCAGGATCGTACCCTCCAGCTACACCGCCTAAAGCTTGCCCTGGGTTATACCCTCCAGCCATACCGCCTAAAGCTTGCCCTGGGTTATAACCACCGGCCATACCGCTAGGAACTCCATAAGTTGGAGCTGGCATACCGTTAGGTAAATTACCTAGTCCTTGCCCCATACCACCAGCTAAATCAGTAGGGAGTTGTCCTAAATTAGGGGTCATGTCTACTGTGTTAGGATTAAAAGGGATACCTTGGCCGAGTCTATCCCTGAACATAGCAATCTGCTCTGGACTTAATTGGAGCGGATACGGCTGGAAACCTCCTGGCGTTGACGGAAGCCCAGGGAACCCTCCGAGCTGTTGCCCTGCTTGTTGCGCTGCTTGTTGCGCTCTGTAATCCTCTACGCCTCTTTGCTGTCTTGCATCTCTTCTAGCTAGGTACTGCTGTCGGCGCTGTTGCCTTGCGGTAAGCTCTGGCATCTCTGTTGGCTGAGCTTGCACTTGGCCGCCTGGTCTAAACTGCCTACCTCTTCTTTCAAGGTATTGCTGTCGGCGCTGTTGCCTCGGTGTTAGCTCTGTTAGTCCTCCTCCTGTTGGAGGTCGTCTCATCATTCCTCTAGCCATCTTATAACTCCGCTTTCTTACCTTGCTTTGTTTTGTTATATGCCTTTTCTAAAGCCCCTCTAACTGAGTTAGCTTTAACTAAATTACCGCTTGCATCTCTGTACATACCAGCGCTTAATCTGTTTACTTGCCCTGCTTCTGGTCGTACCTCTCGCACCTGTTCTGGCTCCGCACCGTCGGGAGGTACTAGCGTAGTAGCTGCAGTCAATAAACGCTCATACTCTGGCTGTTCTATTCTGCCTTCTGCTAAACCTTGATCTAAGTTGCCCTTAATAAGATCAAAAGTTATGCCTTGTTGAGCGGCAAAATGCTTCATATTTGCCATAGCGATATTCGGATCGTCGCCGGCATTACTTAAAGCACCTCTTACAAACATTCTGCCCAAAGAACGATTGTTATCGCCAAGAAAGCCATAAGCAGAAACTAGAGCATCAGATAACTGCACCGTTGGTTCGTATGCTGTTGGATTAGCTTCAGCCATTTCCTTCATTGCACTAGTTTTTAATACTGATCCGTCTTTACCAAAATCGGTTGTAGATCCATCTGCCAAAGTACCTTGCCAGTTTTCGTCTAAAACGCCTCTTTCTTGTAAAGCACCTCTCACGCTATCTCGACGCATCTGCCCTTTATCTTTTGAACTGCCCATGTATCGACTAGCAATAATACCTACAGCAGCGCCTATAATCGTTCCTACCACCGGCACTACTGAGCCAGCCATAGCGCCCGCTGCCGCTCCACCAGCTACGCCCGCAGCACCACCAGCTAAACTTGCTAAGCCAGCAGCACCTAAACCGAGCGAAAGCCCACTCATAGCACCACTTACACCGCTAGCTATATCTCTCTGCTTGCCTTCGGCCATAGAGCCAGTTATATCGGCGGTCTTTTTAGCACCGTATAAACCTGCTGCTATTTGAGCGCCTGGCACTAAATAACCTCCGAGCGCCTCTGTTGCCCCTGTTTGAGCTGCAGATCCTAAAGCACCGGAAGCGGCCAAGTTAGTAGCTCCACCCACTCCCATTACCCCAGCGCCGGTATAGTCGCCACTCTTGTACGCCTTATACGCACTAGCTAGCTGCGCTGCTCCTGCCGCACCCTGTAGCACCTTCCCAAAGTCTATAGAGTCAAGAAACCCTGGCTCTTGTAAACTCTCTGTAGGCACTACCGCTTGCCCTATAGATCCGTCAGCTTGAGTACTTACATCTATTGCAGTAAAGCCCTCTGGCACTTCAGCGCCTTGTATTGGAGTATAGAACTTATCTGCTTGCACCATTTCTTGAGCGCTACTAAACCCTGTCGGAGCCGTAGTTGAGCCACCTCCTAGCGCTTCTGCTAGCTTGGCTCCTCCCTCTGTAGTCTTTCCTGCAGCTTCTGCCGTTGAAGTCAAATAATCATAAGCGGCTACAGTACCAACCCCTCCGACTACCTTGCCGCCTGTTTGCGCTAAGCCGGCATTTCTTTGCCCTCGAGCAGCCCTTCTAGCTTGATCTCTTTTAGCGCCTGCAATACCACCCTCACCAAAAGCCATTTCTGAAGCTTCTGGCCCCGAGTATCCTTGCCTTCTAAGCTCTTGATACCGAGCTAACATTTCTGAATAACTTGCCATAATTACAACGGTGTCCCAAATCCTATTTTACCACCCCTACCATAAACTTCTAAGGTATCCTCACCGCCGGCGAACATAGTCTTAGAAACCTTCTGCCTTGCAAAATCATCAGCTAGCTTTTCTTGGAATCGAGGTAGTATTGTAGTCAAGCCGTGAATCTCGGCAAACCTCTCTAGTATTCCCTGCTCAAATGTCTTGGGATTAAAAATCGTGCTATCTGAATCAGCTAAAAACTTTGAATAACTGCCGTCAAAATACGTCCAAGTAAGAACGCCATCAGAAGCACTTCCGCTAGTGTGAGTAGGAGGAGTAGCGCCTGCTGTACCTCCAGTGGCTGTTGTGTAGTAATTTCCGTTGTAAATACAGTAGCTACCGTTTCCAAAGCTTTGCCCGCTTACCCATTTCTTCGGTGTAATAGTACGATCCGAAACGTACTCAAAGATAATAGTATCTGTAGAGGCGTTGCTAGCTGGGAGTATTTCTAGCCGGCTATCTGTAATCCCTCGGATCTGAAACTCATCATAAATAGTAGGATTTAGTCCGTAACCTTTTCTATCAGCATACGTTTGCTCTGAGATAGCTCCTGACAATCGCCACCGAGAAGACTGATTCCAGAACGTATCATAGTGGTAACTTGAGAAGTCATTCGGGAGATTGTAAGAAGACTGCCCAGCCACTAGAGTTATACTGGCACTCTTAAACATCTTATTCCAAAGATAGCTATTAGCCATCTCCTGATTTACCCGATTAGCGATTGCCAGGAGCTGTTTTGTTGTGGTGTCGTTATTGCCAATAACAGAAGCGCCGATAGTATATCCGGCTTCATCTGCTACGGCTTGTATGCTTTCGATAAGAGTCGTCATTCCACCTTTCTACGTCGTTTCCGTTTTACCGCTAGTATATCACTATCTGGATCGGTCTCTGCTACATCTAATTTGAGATCTGTCCCTTCCGTAGCGTTAATTCTTGCTATTAAAACCTCTAGCTTTTCCTCGAGGGATTTGCTGCGCTTTCTTTCGGCTTCTACAGCTTGCTCTAGCGCTACTACTCGAGACTGATCGCTCTGTGAGTTTTCTACCCACCTCTTAGCAACATCACAAAACCTACCTAACGTCCCTAACTTTTGCTTTGCAGCATCTGGAGCTTCTGCTAGCTGCTCAATGGTATGGAAGCCGATATGCTTAAACTCTCTAGCTGCTGAACCAGGAATAGCGCTCCACTCGTCTATTGGAGTACCTTTTAACCCTAACTCTATGCCAGCTTTCCAAGCTTCGTACTGCTCTCTAAAAACACCCTCTTTATCTCGTTTTTCTACCGCTCGAACGGTTTCATCCATGCCGCCAAACTTAACCCAAATGGTCTCTACCTCGTCATAAACCGGCATTCCTTCAGCAGCGCTCTTTAATGGATTCTCTCTGTACTCTAAAGTAAAGCGTACATTTGCTCTATGGAGCGGATTTCTACCGCTATTTCTTTCTTCTAATAACTGTGCGTAATCTCTCATCTTTATTATCTCCCAAAATAAAGTAGGGGAGGTTTCCCTCCCCTTTTATGCCGGTTAATTAACCGTCAAATAGCCAGTAGATTTGACCTCTACTGTTCCAGCGCCTGTAAGCGTTGTAAGCCCGACTACGTTCTTAATAAGCGTAGTAGAAGCATCATCAACAACACCAGCAGTCGCCGTTGTTTGTAGGTTAGCATCAGCAGCGTAAGAAGCAGCGGCTTTAACCTTAATTCCGCTTCCTACTCCACCACCAGCTACGCCTCCAACCCATACCCATAGGTATTCATTGTCAGCAGCAGCTACCTGAGCAATACCTACCTGCAAGTTATTACTACCAGCGTTGGTAGTCGTAAGCATAGCAGCTTGCCCATCGTCGCTAATCTTTACCGCAGCATATTGATCTATAGCTCCATCAGCTTGAACGAAGATAAAATCTCCATGCTTCGAGCTACCTAGATCGCCAACCACCGCCGGCAATCCATCATCCGCTGTTGTAAATGTCTTAGTGTAATTAACACCAAATGATCCTGATTTACTCATTTCTCTACCCTCCTTATGCGTAAATTACAGCTTGAAGCGGCGGAGCCGAGCAACACAAGTTAGCTTCCAGAATAATGATCGAGAACATTGCGTCCTGATCTACTGGTCGCTGCATATCTGGCGTTAGCGGCTTGAAGTCTGCGTCACGAACCATATCGAAAGTGATATACTCCGTATTTAGCAAACGGCAAGAATTAGTCTCAAGGACAGCGGTACCGAAACCACCGTCAAAGACAAAATCTACACCATCATAGTTGAGCAAACGAAAGCCCGCTTCTCCCTTCTTCTTCGGCGCTTGGATACGCTGAATAGCAGTAAGAGAGCTGTGTAGGTACTTCCACGCTGTTCTATCCATTACACCCAAATCCGGCATTTCATCGCCCCGAGTTACTTGGGAGATAGTATCCGTGATGGTTTCTTGGATATTAGTAGCTGACATTGTTACGTTTACAGCTACGTTTCTTGCAAACGTATTTGTAGAACGATCAATACCACCGTAAGTACCAGCAGTTGGAGAAGTTGAGACCATCTTTTTAAGACCGTCTAGCTCCAATCCGCCAGCTCCTGTACCGTCACCCCGAAGAGAGTTAGATACGTTGTTTTTAAGTCGAGAAGTAGCTGCCTTAATCTTAGCTTCCACTAGATCGAGTAGCTCTGCCTCACCTCGGTTAGCTCGTCTCTCACGACCGTTGATAGCTACCGGCTCATATGCTTGCTTAACTGCAAACTGGAAAGCCGTTAGATCGTCGGAAGCCGTAAGATCAAACGCACTGTAACCCGAATACCAATTACCTACAGCGCTATCGTTGTACATAACTGGCTTTCGGAACTCATAACCACCGCTCTTGCGAACGATGTTCCCCTTCTCCGTTAGTGTACGTAGAACAGGATGGTTCCCTAGAACCAAATCTGCAATGGCATCGCTCTGATCAAACAGCGTCGCTACCAATGCTTCTTGTATATTAGCCATTTCTTACCCCATTATTAAGACCTACAGCTCGCTTAATCTTCGCCGTAGATTCTCTCTTATGTCTTTTACGTCTATCTTCGGGGGAGCGCTACCTACACTGCCCGAAATGCTTTTAGTAGCTTTTTTAGCTCTAGCAGTCTGCGCCTGTTGTGCTTTCACATCTCTAGCACCTGTAAGCTTTCGCTCGAGGTCGCTGAAGATTGGATCGCCCTTTACCACATAGTTATACGCTGTCTCAAGAACCTCTTGAGAGGAGCGCCCACCCTGTTGGCTTAGAGCCGACACTATAGGAGCCATTCTCTCTTCTAGCTGCGCTGCCGTCTGTGCATCGGTAGCTGTAAAGAGAGGTTTACTCTGCATAAACTGTTGTACACTACCTAGGGTTTGTACGGCTACCTCTTTTTCTCGCTGCTCCTCCAGCATGCGGCTGATCCTCTCCTCCGCTATGGATTCTGCCTCTTCCCTAGTAAGGTAATTGGCATTAGGAGCTGGCTCTTGCCTTGATACCTCCCCAGGTATTGGCGCTCTATCTAGTAGGTCATCTACCGTCAACCCATAAGCATCTAACCAATCTAGCGCCGTATCCACTGGATTGCTCTGCATAGCCATATCCCACTCGATCGACCGATCAAATACATCTTTAGCGCTTATGCCGGTCTTACTGTAGTGATCTCGGTGCTTATTGTAGGTCTCATAAAATGGCTGAGTCTCATTCTGTAGCTTTTCTAGCTCTACCCTTCTCTTTTCGTACTCTTGCCGAGTCTCTAAAGAGCGCCTAGAAAGATAGCCCTGTAAAACGTGACTATTTTCCCGAGTAGGATTAAGAAACGCTTCTTGCTCTGCCTTATTCATATCCGAAGGAGGTGCTACCGCTCGAGGAGCTCCTACTGCCTCTTCCTCTCTATAATTTGTCGGAGCTACCGCTGTATCAGCTATAGAGCTTTCCTCTTCCCCAGTGTAATTTGATTCTAAGGAGTCTCTAATGCTGTTAGATTCCTCTACTACCTCTACTACCTCTTCTGTTCTTTCTTCGTTATCCATTCAACCTCTCCCGCAGTTGTTGCATAATGTTATTAGTTAGCTTCTTGTTGTCATCATCAAAGCGCTTATGCGGATCGTAACCTCGCTCGTAAGCGTCGCCCACTTCCACCACTCCCGCTTCTTGATACCGTTTACGGAGCTTAGATTTGCTCGTAAATATCTCTTTTGGATTAAGAGGGTTTCTAGTTGGCTCCATGTCATCTTGAATAAAGAGATCTCTAGCCCATGTTTCCCGCCTAACCTCTTCTATTGGTACTACTTTTTTTTGTACCGGACACCACTGATATAGCTTGTATTTACTCATCATCTAACTCCAATAACATAAGAAGGAGCGTTATCCGCCGCTTCCTATCAATCCCCACTACCTCGCCAAGCTTTGGCTCCTGATAGAGCTTAGCTTGTAAAACCTCTCTTAAAGTCTCTTCCTCTACCTCCGGCGCTAGCTCTACCTGCTCGAGCTGCTCTTGGAGAAGCTGAGCGGCTACTATTTCTTCTAGCCGTTGCTCCTCCCTCTTTCTGCGCTTCCTATCAACGTCCAGAATATCCGAGGTATCTCTTCTAGTAAGAATACCGCCAGGTAAGCCATACAAAAAGTGTAGATGATTCTGAAAGCCACCATTAGTCACTATCTAGCCCTGTAATCGGTAATGCCGTTGCATCAGTTGTTATAGTACGCTCCCCTAGCGTCGTACTGTCATCACTTTTAGTTATCACCAGCTTTGAGCCATTAACCTGTGTGTTATGAACGCCTTGAGCAATCATTCCATAAAGCGATTTTAGCGATAAAGTGTCACCTGTTCCGCTTGCTTCTACATTACTTGTAGACCGTTTCAAAACTGTATCCGCTATCTGTGTAGCTGTAGGTATGCTTCCAGACGTGCTAACTACCGTACTATTCGCTGATTGAATTAAGAGGGTTTGCACTCCTGCTGAGTAAGCGACTGGGTCTCCCCCTGGTCCTCCGACGAGGTTTCCTCCGGCGACTCGTGCAATGTAGTTTCCGACTGGAAACAACAGTTGCCACGACCCCAGTAACTCGACGGTGATACCGACTTGGACGCCGGGTCCGAGGTCATCAAGCCCTGATCCTTTTCCGATTCTTTCATAGATAATTCCCTCCTCACTCCATTGCGCTAACTTAATAGCATCATAGAGAGTATTGCAGTCTACATCGACTACTCCACTATCGACGGCTATTAGCGACGTATCAAAATTGAAGGTAAACGGCTCGCTGTAATATGGCATTACACATCACTGTTACGGCTGGCATTTACACTACCACCAGCATTAGTCACACCTATTGTAGTAGTAAACGGTATTATCGGAGCTACACCGCTACCATTTCTTACGTCCACTCTAGCATTAAAATTAGCGTCATACACAAACAACACTGACTGAC